GTTTCTATTGTAGGAAACAAGTGTTGGGCTGTAGCGGTATCTAATGCAAGCGCCAGTGTTTTAATTAAAGATTGTTTCCAAGTTCTTACCCCAAGCGTGACGGCTGGAACTTTGCAAATTGATGGTTCTGCTATTTTTGCGGCAAGTCCTGCATCTAACGCTGTAACTTCAAGTGTTGGTAGCTTTATCACACTGGCTAACAGTTTTGTCTTAAATTCAGCAGGAACCAATGTAGAACGAGTAAGTCTTGCAGGTTCTTACAGTATTTTAAACCTTGTTTACGATAAAACTAACTCTACTTTTACAGGAACAAACTTAAACGCTATTGATTATTTTAGTGTTCTTAATGCGGAAACCTTAATTTCAAGCAACGGTCTTATAGTAAATAACATGACGGTTGGGGCAAGCTACTCAATTCCAAGTGGATATTCAGCCAGCTCAGTAGGACCTGTCACGATTTCAAGTGGAGTAACAATAACGGTGCCTTCGGGGAGCCGTTGGGTAGTATTGTAAATGTTTGGCTTTTTTCCGTTTTCCGCTGCGCCATTTTCGGATTTAGGGGCGTCAAGTGTAAGTGTTGCATTAACTGGAGTTAGTGGCACTGGGCAGGTAGGAAGTGTTGCAGTTAGCGGTGCAGCTAATGTTCCAGTTACAGGATTAAGTGCTACAGGACAAGTCGGTAGTGTTACTGTAGAAGCGGGTGCAGACGTAGCGGTTACAGGTGTTTCTGGCTCTGGACAAGTCGGGTCTGTGACTGTAAATGGAACAGCGGTTGTAAACGTAACAGGCGTAGCAGGAACAGTATTTGTAGGGTCAGTTACCGTAAGTGGTGCAGCCAATGTGCCAGTCACAGGCTTACAGGCTACGGGGCAGGTCGGAAGTGTCACAGTACAGACTAGTGTAATAGTCAATGTAACAGGCGTTGTTGGGACAGTTTCAGTCGGTAGCGTAGCAGCAAACGGCACGGCTGAAGTCCCTGTAACGGGTTTAGGAGCCACAGGAAGCGTTGGAAGCATTACGGTACAAGCTGGTGCAATTGTAGGTGTAACGGGCGTTTCTGGGACTGGGCAAGTTGGTTCAGTTACTGTTATACAGAGTGCTTCAGTCAATGTGACGGGTGTAGCGGGAACAGGACAAATAGGCGTTGTAGTTATTCCTGTTTATGTAATTGGACTGCAAGCCACAGGATTTGTAGGATCTGTCACCGTACAGATTGGCATGGATGTAAACGTAGTCGGTGTACAGGCAACAGGGCAAGTTGGAACGGTGTCTTTTTGGATAACAATTGATGATTCTCAAACACCGAATTGGGTGACTATCAATGATGGACAAACACCAACTTGGACTGATATTATTGACACACAAAGCCCAAATTGGGTAGAAATAGCAGCATAAGGATAATATGGCATCTACATATAGTGACCTAAAAATTGAACTGATTGGCACAGGTGACCAAACGGGAACCTGGGGAACCACGACTAATAACAACTTTTCGGTTGCGGTTGGCGAAGCTATTACAGGTTCAGCCGATGTTGCTTTTTCTAGCGCAGACGTCACAGTTACCCTAACAGATACAAACGCATCTCAAACTGCCCGTAATCTGCGTTTAAACCTCACAGGAACATCAGGCGGAGCCAGACAGTTAATTCTCGGTTCAGGCTGTCAGATTGAGAAATTATACTTAATAAACAACGGGTTAGCAGACGCAGTCACAGTTAAAAACACCAGCGGTACAGGAATAGCAGTCCCTGCTGGTAAGTCAATGTTTGTGTATAACAACGGTACAAACGTAGTAGAAGCGGTAAATTCTGCGGTATCTATGCAAACCACAGGCAACGAAACAATTGGTGGAAATCTTGCAGTTACAGGAACGTCAGCGTTTACAGGGGCAATTACAGCGGCAGCGGATGCTACCTTTGGCGGGACAGGACAAATCAAACTGCCAGTAGGAACAACAGCTCAACGCTCAAGTAGCCCTGCAAACGGCATGATTCGGTATAGCACAACTGAAAACAGCTTTGAAGGCTATCAAGCTGGAGCATGGGGCGGAATTAGCGGAGCGCAGGCTAACGGGGTTATCTACGAAAATAATGTCACAATCACAGCAAGTTATACGCTGACGACTAATAAAAATGGTTTCTCGGTAGGACCTATTACGATAAATAGTGGTGCCGTGGTGACAATTCCGTCAGGGCAAAGATGGGTTGTACTATGACTTCTGTTTATTGGATAGCCCACAAAGACCACTCTGACATATTTAGTCAGGGGTATGTTGGCGTGTCCAGTGACGCTCCAAAAAGATGGGCATACCATAAAAAAAGAGCAGAAAACACTCATTTAAAAAATGCCATTAATAAATACGGCTGGGACAATTTAGTCAAAAAGGTCGTGTTGATTGGTGAAGAAGATTACTGTTTAGAGATTGAAAACAAGCTAAGACCAGCAGACAAAATAGGTTGGAATCTTGTTTGTGGCGGTGGTAAACCACCATCTGCTTTAGGTAAAAAGTTTATACGCAGTCCTGAATGGATTGAAAAAATAAGGCTTGCTAATTTAGGTAGACCCTCATGGAACAAGGGTAAAAAATTAACTGACGAGCAAAAAGCAACACAGTTCAGTCTGGCTGATTATATGAAAGACAAGCCACATGGAAGGCTTGGTAAATCAATGCCATCAGAGTCTATTGAAAAGATGCGTCAAAAAAAGGTTGGTAAAAAGCAACCAGCAGAGCAAATAGAAAAAAGACGGCAAAAGCTAATTGGTCGGCAATATACAAAAATTGTTTGCCCAAAGTGTGCTATGCAGGTATCCATTAATATGGCTAAAAGATATCATTTTGACAACTGCAAAGGGTTGCGTCCGTATAAAGCAAGAGTTACCATTGATGGCAAGCGTATTTTTTTGGGTAGTTTTGAAACAAAAAATTTGGCAATACAGGCTGAAATGCAAGCGTACAAAAACGCAAATAAACCGTTTCCTAGGGATTTTATTAGACTTAAAGGATTAAATATATGAGCATCGTTTTAGTCGGAAGTACGAGCGGGAGTATTACTTTGCAAGAGCCTGCGGTAAGCGGAAGCACGGTATTGTCACTTCCTGCCGTAAGCGGAACTCTTATCACCACAGGTTCTAGCGGTCAATCTATTCCTAAAGCCGCATTACCTACTGGTTCTGTGTTGCAAGTGGTTTCACAGCAAGCACCAGCAAATTACACAACAACTAGCTCTGCATTAACTCTTTTAACACAATCTTTTACTCCTACAAGTGCTTCAAGCAAAGTATTAGCATTTATGTCATATACAGTAGAAAGAAACGGTGGTAATTCAAGCAACTATATTCTTGTTAGTTTTTTAAGAAACGGTGGATTAGTAAGTAGCAACTGGGGTAATGCCACAGGGTATCAAGAATCTAGCGGTGCTAGAGCAGTAGCGACTAACACTATTTTGGATTCGCCAGCTACGACTAGTGCAATTTCTTATACGATTGTCGGAGATTTTAGTGCTGGTGGTGCTGGTGTGCCTTGGCAATTTTATTCATTTCAACTTACCCTTATGGAGATTGCGGCATGATAAATACTACTTACGCAATTTTTAAACTTAATCCGCAAATTGTAAAAACAGTAGGCGATGTAGCTTACGATGCAGACGGCAATGAAGTCGCATACGATAAAGCCGCAGTACAGGCTTATGTAGATGCTCATGCTTATATTGCTAAACGAGCCACAGAATACCCACCCATCACCGATTACATTGATGGTGTAGTAAAGGGTGACCAAGCACAGATTGATAAATACATTGCTGACTGCTTGGCGGTCAAAGCTAAGTATAAAAAAGGAGAAGCGTAATGGCGAGCGTCATAACGGCAACGACCACCTCAGGGCTTACCCAATCTGCTGACAATAGCGGTGTATTACAGTTAGCATCGGGTGCTGGTAACTTAGTTACTGTTCCATCGGTAACAGGCACAGCAATGGTTAGCGGTAATATGCCAGCGTTTAGTGCTAGTCGTTCAGGTTCAGACCAAAGCATTTCAAGTGCAACATGGACAAAAGCACAATGGAATAACGAACTTTTTGATACTAATAATCGTTACGACCCAACAACAAATTACAGATTTACACCAAATGTTGCTGGTTATTATTTGTTTACGATGACTCCTTTGGTGGGAGTGTCAAGCAGTTTTACAGATGTGTATATTCAGTTTTATATAAATGGTGCTGGAAACAATCAATACGCATATTTTCAGCCAAACGGAACTACTATATCGCCATCTTTGCAAATAATAATTTCTATGAATGGAACAACAGATTATATAGAATCATATATTCGTATAACAGGAACAAGCCCAGTAATTTACGCTGGTGGTGGAGTATTTAATGGTGTTTTAGTGAGGGCTGCATAATGACTTTATACGAAAAAATTAAATCAATTTATCCATCATTAACAGATGTAGATTTTCATGCTATTAATGGGGTTATTCAACTTCAAAACGACTCAGACGGCAAAGGCGATTACATAAAAGTTTGGAATCATCCAACCTTGCCACGACCAACAGATGAGGAGTTAGTATAATGCCTATAACCTTAGACGGCACAAACGGAATAACAACTCCCATGTACAACGGGAGTATTACTGCTAATGCGGTAACTCCATCCGTAGGAGCAAAATAATAATGTTCTATGTTTACGAGCATATTCGTAAAGATACTAACATTCCTTTCTATGTTGGAAAGGGTAAGGACTATCGTGCCAACTCCAAGCAGAATCGCAACATTTATTGGAAGCGTGTTGTTGAAAAAGCAAACGGCTACACCATCAATTATTTAGCCAAAGACATTGACGAAGAACTCGCCTATTTGTGCGAGCAAGAACGCATTGACCAGTTAAAGCGACTAGGTTACAAGCTGGCTAATTTGACAGTAGGTGGTGAAGGTGCTGGTGCTGGTGAATTGCATCATATGTGGGGTAAGCCACACCCACAAAAAGGCATTAAAAGACCTTGGCTCAGAGAACGCTATCTTGGTGAAAATAACCCGCAATGGGGTAAAAAGTTTTCAGAAGAAACACGAAAGCAGATGTCTATTAGCAGAACAGGCAAGAAGCTCAATAGACCGCTTGGAAGCAAGTCAGGCATGAAAGGTAAAGCTTACCCTGAAGAAGGCAAAAGAAAGCTATCAGAAGCCCTTAAAGGCAGACCATGTCCAACTAAAGGCATACCGCACACAGAAGAAACCAAAGCCAAAATGTCCGCAAGCCAAAAGGCTTATTGGGCAGAACATGATAGTCCTAACAAAGGTCGCAAGCATAGCGAAGAAACTAAAGCTAAGATGCGTGCATCAAGAGCAAAAAGAGTTTACACAGACGAGGATAAAATGAAAATCAGTCAAGCTGTTAAGGCATGGCATCAAAAGCGTAAGGAACAAGTATGACTACAATCATTAACGGCAGTTCGCCATCTATAACTTTTTCTGATGGCTCGGCACAAACAAGTGCTACAAGACCATTCCTCAACCGCATCATCAATGGCGGACAAGTCATTGACCAAAGAAACGCTGGTGCGGCAGTAACTATATCAAGTAATGGCTCTAGTTATTTAACAGACAGATTTAGAGCCGATGCACCTGTTGACCAATCAATGACATTTCAACAGCAAACTTCAGTTATTCCTACTGGATTTTCTTATGCGTTAAAAGCTACAGCAGGAACTGCAACAACAACTGCAACTAATCAACCTTTATTAGCCCAGTTTATTGAGGGTTTTAATATGGCTGATTTTGGATTTGGAACGGCTAACGCTAAAACTATTACATTGTCGTTTTGGGTCAGGTCTAGTTTAACTGGAACATTTGGTGTTTGTTTTGAAAACAATAATGCTGATAGAGGATATATTGCAAGTTACACAATTAACTCAGCAAATACTTTTGAATACAAAACAATAACGATTGCTGGCGATACAAGCGGAACTTGGGAAACAACTAATCAAAGGGGTCTTGCTGTATTTTTTGACCTTGGATTTGGAACAACTTACTCGTCAGCCGCAAGTACGGCATGGGCAAATGTGGAGCGTGGATTAACTGGTGGTGTAAAGCTAGCGGCAAATACTGGTGCTACATGGTATGTCACAGGTATCCAACTAGAGGTAGGCTCTACAGCTACTAGCTTTGATTACAGACCTTATGGTACTGAATTAATGCTTTGCCAACGCTATTATTATGGTTTGTCGGGTTCAGGAATACCAATTATGATAGGTCAAGCATATACAACTTCTGCCGCTATTGGTGCATTTGTAACACCAACAGAAATGAGAGCAATACCTACTCTTTCATACAATAACCTTAATGCTTGGACTTCAACAGGTTCTGCTAGTGGTGCTACAACATGGACTATTGATAGTGGTTCTTCAAACAAACTGTTGCGAATAACTGCTTCAGGCGGCTCAGGTTTGGTTGCTGGAAATGCTTCAGGTATGTATCTTAGTAATTCTTCGTCATATTTTAATTTATCTGCGGAGTTATAAATGTACAAACTAATAAAAGGATTTCAAAATAGTATTGGTTTGATTAAAAACAAAGAAGATGGAAGTTTTATGGCTATTCCAACAGACCCAGCCAACACCGACTACGCTAACTTCAAAAAAGAAGTCTTAGCTGGTGCAGAACTGCAAGATGCCGATGGGAATGTGATGAC